AGACTCTAACTCCTGGCCTCTTCCATGGCAAGGAAGCGCTCTAACAACTGAGCTATAGCCGTATAACACCTGTTATACATCTACTGATAAGACACTGTGTTTTCCGTGAGCTTATCTATATTTATGATGCAATGTTCTTGTCTTTCGACTTATGTACGTAGTATAGCAAATAAACCTGCTTATGTCAATAAGCAGTGACTACTTTATAAATTCACCTCTTATATTTCGCCGTGGGCTCGGTCGTAGATGGCTCGTAATTGAGGGTTGGTATAGTGCGTATACACCTTGGTCGTATTTAGGTCAGCATGTCCCATAAGGTCACCAATATAGCGTAAATCGACACGCTTGTTTAACATCTTCGTGGCAAAGCTATGACGCAGGGCGTGCGGTCTAATGCCAACGAATTGTCCATCAGAGCGAGCGCAAGCTGCCTCAAACGCATTACGGACGTTGCCTGGTGTCATTCTCTTTTCGGTTTGGTATGAAATGAATAATGCTGGATTATTGTCGGTGCGAATTTTTAAGTAGTCTGCGATACACTTTTCGGTCTGAGAATCAATAAAACATATTCGTGAGTCTCGGCTTTTACCAACGATAGTGAACTGGCGATTCTTAATAGAATTACGATTCAGAGAGCACACCTCGCTAACGCGTATACCTGATGAGAAGATCAGTCTGCCAATGGCAACATTACGCAGCCTATTAGCATTACAGTAGCCGCGCCGCTTCATGGCTAAGATGGAAATAAACTCTTCAACTTCATCTTCGGTTGGAATGTCTAGGGTGCGTTTTTCACGCTTAGGTATCTTAATGTCTTCGGTGTCGAATAATAGCTGACGACCCTTGCGCTGGCAGTATTTGAAAAAACACTTGAGGCAAACTATATAGCCTCTGACAGTATCTGGCTTCTGGTATGAGTAGAGCATCTCACGCCATTTTCTGGTATCTTCTAGAGATACGGAATTGATAGGTTTGTTTCCTAAGAAATTAATCAGTAGTCTGCAAAAGCATTGGTAACGCTCTATGGTTTTGCTACTCCTGTCGCATAGTATGACTTCGTCTCGCAAAAAGTCACTAAAGCAATCTGAAATATTATTCATCATAAAAAACTCCACTGGTCTCTTTATAAAGATCGTTATAATGAAAGATTTACTAAAATAGTTCTTTATAGAGCTGTTTATTGGCTAAAGAATATAAAAATCATGCTTAATACCCACCTTTCTTAAAAAATAATACAAGAATCGGCGAGGATTCAGTGTGACAAAGTCTTATTATTTGAAAATATAAGCATTTTGTTATATAAAAACAGAGGTCAGACAGCAAAAAACACACGGTCGTCGCCGTGTCCAGAAAGATGATCAGAAAAAACTACAGCAGTAAATTACCAGCTACTGATTTACGCTGTTTTTTAATTTCAGCCAGCTTTAATAATCCATTTGGATTGATTCGCTTTATCTGTTTCTTTAGCTTTTCGTCGTGTACTTTCTTGGCGCATTCTGCCACTTTGCGTGCCACATATTTAGCTAACATTTTAAGAGAATCAAACGTATTAGCGCATGACCACACCTTAGCAAACCAGCGGTCTGGGTGTTTCTTGCGCTGGGCTTGAGCTATACTTTCTTCAAATTCTTTCGGATAGCGTATCTGCCGATTCCTAAAAAGGGGCAAGTACGCATCGTCCTTTATTAAATCTGATGCCGCGCCAAGTCGCTTACGCAAGGTCTTGACACGTTTTTCAGAATCCTTATTACCATCCACTAATTACCCTCGCAAAAGTACTATTTTATACATTGGGACGTAAAAATCCCGCACCAGATAACTGGCAACGGGATTCTCAACTAAGGCTCTAGTACTCAGAGATTATATCAATTAAGATGATTTGTCAAGCTGTTTTGAAGAATAGTCGACAAAAAATAAAGACCGCTAAACTAAATCAGCGGTCTTTTACTAGCGACTAAACTAGCACTCACAGTTTAGCACTATTTCTCAGCTTTCGCAATATCCACCAAAACCAACCGTCGAATATACTCGCTGATAGTCAAATTAAGCTCTGCTGCTCGCTTGACGATTTGCTGGTGATCACTCTCTGATATTTTGACGTAGATATGCTTAGTTTTTTTCATTTGACCTTTCTGCCGGCTTATGATGCCGCCGGCGAGGCAATATTTACTACTGTTTTCTCTTAAGGTTAATCCAGCGGCACGGTCCTTCTAGTACACCTAAGTCTTTCAGGTTCTGTAGAGTTGCCGTTAAAAGATGTTTTACTGGGCGATCACCCATAACTGCAATAGTGTGCTTATCAACGATCACCGCTTCTCTTACTTCTGTGCCAGAATATGTATAAACAACGATGTGAACCGTTTTCGTGTATTCACCTATTATTTTTGCCATTGTGTTTCTCCTTTCGAGAAAGTTAGTTTAGTCGCTAGTCAGAGTGTTGTGCTGTCGCGCCTTGTGATTTGTTTGCGCCGCTTCCTTCTTGACTGTCTTTAGTATAACAAAAGTAGTGCCAAACGTCAATACCTTTTGCAAATATTTTAGGGATTTTTGAAAGATTATTTACTAAATTGTCAACAATATTATATAATCGAAAGCAGTAAAGGTCCTCTAGTTTAAATATTCCACCGCGAGGAATATTAAGTGGCAAAAACCACTAAAACTAAAGACCAATCCACTCATAAAACACCACCTAAACGTCCACCAAAGAGGGTTGGACGTCCTTCGAAGTATACAAATAAACTTGCAGATAAAATCTGTCAGATGATTGCCCAAGGACAATCGGTCCGTTCTATTTGTTCAAAAAAGGATATGATCTCAATGCAGACGTTTTTTCGCTGGCTGCGAGAAAATGATAAGTTTAGTGAGCAATACGCGCGCGCGTGTGAGGAGCGATCGTATATGCATGCTGAAGAAATCCTGGAGATTGCTGACGACGCCAGAAATGATTACATGGAAAAGCTTGATGATTCTGGTAATCTTCTTGGATACACTCTCAACGGTGAACATGTGCAGCGTTCTCGCTTAAGAATTGATACACGCAAATGGCTGATGGCTAAGCAGAATCCAAAAGTTTACGGCGATAAGCTGGACATGACAACAAACGGTAACGATATAGGAGTGACGCTGAGTGCAAGCCAAGCCGAGCAGCTGCTTAACGCCAGAGCAAACAGTCGGGATTCTTAGAGAAATTGCCGAGAATGGTTCGTTTGCTGAGTACTGTATTGCTATTGATCCAAAATACCAGTTGGAGTGGTTTCACGCTGAGATTGCAAAGGAGTTGGAGCGTGGCTACCGACGCCTGATGGCTGGAGAAGATGTACGCTTGATGATATTTATGCCCCCGCGACACGGCAAGAGCGACACCGCCACCCAGAAGTTCCCGTCATGGGTATTAGGCAAAAGCCCAAGCATACCAATCGTTGTATCGTCATATTCTGCTGAGTTGGCTACCGATTTTGGTCAAAAAACCAGAGACATCATGCAGTCTGATACATACAGTGCGATGTTCTCAACGCGTTTGCGTGCAGATGCCCGCGCCAAAGGGCGCTGGATTACTAAAGAGGGTGGCGGCTACACCGCAGTTGGTGTTGGCGGAGCACTAACTGGGCGTGGCTTCAAGATTGGCATTATTGACGATCCGTTTAAGAACCGAGAAGAGGCAGACAGTCCTGTAATCCGTGAAGCCCGTGACGGCTGGTATAAATCAACATTCTCTACACGAGAAGAAGGTAATTCGATGGTCGTATTTATTCTTACGCGTTGGCATGATGACGATTTAGCGGGGCGCGTGATACAAGCCTCACGTGAAGCGAGACTGCGCGGCGAACCATACGACGACTGGAAAATCATTGAATACAAGGCTATCGCCACTGAAGACGACGAACATCGCAAGTCAGGCGAAGCTCTATGGCCAGCAAAGTTTTCGCTTGAGAAACTGTTAAAAAAGCGTGCTGAGATGGGCAGTTACGAGTTCTCGGCACTTTATCAGCAAAACCCAATTGACGAAGAGAACCGCAAGTTCAAGCAGGCGTGGTACAAATACCGCGAATTCAGTAAGGTGTTGCAACTTGATACCTACAACGTCATGACCATTGACCCGCGAGGTGCGGATGACGTGAAGCAGGGTACTGACTATATTGGTATCACCCTCAACTTTATCGATCGTGAAGGCAAATGGAACGTGATATGTTATCGGACAAAACTATCAGCAACAGACCTGGTTGATCTTATGTTTACGAACTGGAAGCGGTATAACCTACACAAGATTGGCATCGAGGATAACCAGTTCACTCAAGCCCTGAAGTCGGTTTGGAATGAGGAGATATTGCGGCGTGGTGTCTACATAGATGTCGAGCTACTAAAACACGGCGGACACAGCAAGGCGTTGCGAATTGAAGCTCTAGTTCCACGATACGAACGTGGCGGCATTTACCATATTAAACACGGTGATACAAATTTCTGTAAAGACCTAGAAGACGAGCTTAGTATGTTTCCAAAAGCCACCAACGATGATGCAAGCGATTCATTAGCATATCAAGTACAGCTGGCACAGCGCCCAGAGGACGACGTCGGCAGTGGTGAAGCGTATAATCAATCGCTTGCGGATAGAGACGTAATGGCAACATGGAATTAAGGAGGGAATTATGAAAAAATTTGTACCAGAGTTTGGCAAAGTCAAAGAGAAAAAGCAGCTTAACGAGAACACGACGGTTGAAGTTGAGAAAAACTATCAGAACAGTAGTGTCATCGGCACAAAATTGCATTACGAAGAACGTTTTCGTGTTGGGTCTATGGCGGAGGCGCGGGACAAGGTCGATGAATTAGCGATACGGATTGAGAAAGACGAGGGACTAGTTAATCCGTCAATCCGCTATGACGGCCGAGCAAAAATGTTATACAAAGGCTCATTCGATGTTGTCTTTGAATATACGAGAATTAGAGCATAGAAAGGTACATTTCCCCAATAAACATAATTGTGATATAATACGAGCGTAAACCACTGAAAACAACCAGAGTTTACTGCAAATAACAGTAATCTTTGGAGTAATCAGTGGCTTTTTCTTTTCTAACAGAGAAAAACATCTTTGACCTATACGGTACCGCTAAAGAGCAGACCGAACTGCTAACCAAGCCGTTTCCGGAGTTTTCTCGCATTGCCCGAAATAAGCCACACCCAAAAATCCCGAAGGCATTTCCGAAGACTACCGACGGCACAGCATCTTCAATTATTATCAAATCGCCGCGACGTACGATTCAGCAGTTGCCAACTGGTGTAGTTAGTACTGTCGATGAAAACAGTCCATGGCCGATTATCGCCGAGTTTGTCTACCTAGAGAAAATTCTGCCTAACGCCAATACTGAATATGACTTGATTCACAAAAGCTGGATGACAGTAGAGGGCGGTGAGACATTTGGCGCGCAGGGTGTGTACACGCCAATGCTATATAACGACGACGAGCTCCTGCCAGACTACCTGATCGTATCCTGGCGAGATATTTTTATTCAACCAGGTAAGAAATCTGCTAGTGATTGCAGCTATGTATTCATGCGTTCATGGTGGCAAGAGGCTGACGTCGAGCAGCTTATTGACGCTGAAAAAGAACGCCTCTGCAAAGCTAAGAAAGAGAATGCAGAATATGAGCCGTCATGGGATCTGGAAGCTTTGGAGGAAATCAAGAAAGCTATTATTAGCAAAGATGATAAAGCACAGAATGAAGCTGAGCAGGAGCGTTCGCTTGACCCATCAGGTATTGAAATTGTAACTGGTTTTCAGGTTGGTGTTGGTGCAACGTTCTATACTTTCAATCCTACTACTGAAAAGATTGTGCGACGCAAGAAAAATAAAGACCCGCGCGGTAAGATACCTATATCTTGGTATTTCTATGACGCCGATGGTGCAAACCCTCTTGGTCGTAGCGTACTGGAGCTTATCGGTCCTCTGCAAAACCTCATCGATGGCGATATGCAAGCTTACCAGTATAACCGTGCTATCGCCTTGCAACCTACTACTAATGTTTACGGTAATGTGAACGAGAGGCGATTGAACTTTGGGCCTAACGCCCTGAATAAGATACCAGACCCAAATGCACGTATTGAAGTTATGAATATTGACACGACCGCCCTACGCGAATACCCGAACCTGTACGGTTTACAGAAGTCGCAAATGCTCAACCTGGTCAATAGCCCAGACACCTCAATCAGTGCTGAGGTTGGCAACCCTGGCTTTGGCAAGACACCGCAAGCTCTCAAGACTCAACAAGCACAGCTATCCATTGATGATAACGCCCTCCGTAAAGGCTTTGAAGCGTTCTTTGAAGAATGGAGTGAGACGGCAATTAACCTCTATTTTGCTGAGCGTAGCGGAGTGGAGAAAATGCAGCTTGATGATGAAACGGCTGAGAAGTTGCGAACATTGGAGCGCGATGATTATAAGCTGGACGGCGTTGAACTAGATGAAAATAATGTAGCAACTATTGATTTCTCTAAAGCACAAGGCGTATTGAAGTTTAAGATTGACGCTTCAACCACCAAGGTTAATAGCGAAGCGGCACAGCTTGATGCACTGAAAACCCTGATTCAGACATTAGACTCAAGCCAATCACTCAATCAGGTTGTGCCAATCAAAAAGAAGTTGGCGGCATGGAACGCTATTGTTGCCAACTCTGGAATTGATGGATTAGACGAGCTGAAAGTTACTGAAGAAGAAATGCAGGAGGTACAAACTCAAACCGCAATTCCTGCTACTGATGAAACAGCTGCAGAAGAAACGACCGAACAGCCAGTAGAAGATGGGGTGCAGGTTACTGAGACCCCCGTAGAGCCACAAGAAGATGTAGAGCCAAGTATTGTGAGTGAATTGCGTCAGATAGGTACACCTGAAGACTTAATCGCGGAAGTGCCAAGCATGATTGAAAAAGGTTTTACCGAGGAAGAGATAATCGCCTCCATTATGGGCGTTATCCAGAAAGAGGAGGATGAATAATGGAAGACAATCTATACCCACGTAGTACCGAGTACTTTGTGCCAAATGCTGACATGGATGAGCAGCGCGAAAAAGCCAAGGAAGAGGAAAATGCTGTTGTAGCTAAGGAGTTGAATAAGTTGCAGCAAATTGTAGACCGATGGAATGAGCGGATTGATTATTACAAATCACTTGATGCTATCCCGAATGAAGCTGTTACCGACAAAGAGCAGTTATCTATTTACATGCTAGCCCATAAGGAAGTTGTGCGGATTTTACGAGAGGAAAGGAGTGCATTGGAGAGTATCATCGATCCCATTTAGGGAGGTGTGTTGCTTTGGTTGGCTAATCCTCGCTAATAGCTGACCAGAGGAGCGCATCTCACGCAGCCCAGGTTCGTCACCTGTAATCGACGTCAAAATAATGTAATGAGAAGGAGGGTGCTATGCCGCAAGCAGAAGCGGAAAGCCAAGAAGTCGTAAATACCGAGGTAGAACAGGAGTCTACCCAAGCTGAGTCGACGGCAGCTGAAACGAAAAACTCTGAGGCTTCGAGCGAGTCAAACACTAAAGCGGTTATCTCAGATAGCGGCGAGGTGGTACGTGTCAAAGTTGATAAGTCCAAAGAGGAAGAGTCTGAGGATAAGTCAGACGACGACCCGAAGCCAAAACGGGGCAAGGAAGTCCGCCAAGAGCAACTAGAACGCGATTTAGACGAAGAAAATCGAGCTATCCGCGAATTAGTTGCCAGGCGAAACCAAGCAAGAGCTTACCGCCAGCAGTTGGAGCAAGAGCAGGCGCAGCAGTATCAGGAAACACCACCTGAGATGCAAGACCAGCCTCTACCAACACTAGAGCAGATTATGCAGACGGAGAACCCGGAAACGGGAGACTTCTTCACTGAATTTGAAGCTAAGGCGGTGTTGCAAAACCTACAACTACAGCAGCAGCTAGTGGGTATGCAGGAAGCTCAAGAGCAAGCGGCTTACGAAGCCCAAGTCAGCGCATCAATTAGTGGCATGTCGTCAGATGCTGAGCGGGCGCTCAAGGATTTTCCAGAGTTCGATCCAGAGTCTGATGAGTATGATCCAGAATTTGACGCAGATGTGAATGAATTCCTACAAGGAATGCTCATTTATGACAACACTGGCAATATTGTTGGTTCGCGAGAGAGTATATATCAACTATATCAGTCATTCCATAAGGCGAGAGGCAAGAGTGCTAAGCGAACGGTGATAAACGATGCAGGTGATTTCCGCGGTAGCGGTGCCCGAGTCGAGAAACCGTTTGAGAAGATGTCCACTAAAGAGATGGAAGCTTATCTTCGCCGAAAGGGACATGACGTTTAAGAAAGGCTATAAAGATGGCAACAAACACGACCGCAACACTTTCAGCCGAGATGATCCAGTACCTGGAAAAAACATTCTTGGAGCGTAGTGAAGCGCGCACGATTCATGCTGAAGGTGCAAAAAAGAAAACCTTGGAGAAGAACAGCGGTACAACCGTTACCTTCACCAAGCGTTCACCATTCGCCCCAGCGACTACACCGCTCGTTGAAGGTGAAAACCCGCAGGACGACGAGATCAAGAGTAACAAGGTTACTGCTACTCTAAAGGGTTACGGTAAATGGACAAAGGTCTCGAGTATGCTGTATAACACATCAATTGATCGTGAGATGAAAGAAACGATTGAAATGATGGGGCAAAACGCAGGCGAGACAATCGACGCATTGGTTCGCAATGTACTGCACCAAGGCGCAACTGTTCAGTTTGCTAATGGTAAAAGTGCGTTAACAGGCATTACCGACGACGACGTTTTAACCGTTACGGAAGTTCGCAAAGCAGTCCGCACGTTGAAGAAAAACAACGCGATGGTCTACCCTGACGGCTATTTCTTGGGTAAGGTCGGTCCAGATACTGCCTACAACATCACCGGCGATACTGCATGGGTTGATGCTCAGAAATATACTGGCCGCCCAGAACTGTACAAGGGCGAGTTGGGGCGCTTGCATAAAGTTCGCTTTATCGAGGCATCGAGCAATCAGATGGAGGAGAGCAGCACTAAAACTGTTTACTCAAACTTCATCCACGGTCAAGAGGCATTCGGCGTAGTGGACTTGGCAGGTAGCGGCTTGAAGAAGATTATCATCAAGATCAGCGATAAGGGCGATACCTCTAACCCACTTAACCAATTCATGACGGTTGGTTGGAAGGCTGAAGCGTTTGCATCAGCAGTGCTTGATCCAAAGTGGATTATCAATGTTAAGACGGGTGCTAAGGACTAGTAACCATTAACCGGGGCGGTGTGAACCGCCCCGCCAAAGAAAGGAAATAACATGGCAGAGAAAACTCCACCGAAACCAGAGCCGACTAAAGCGGAAGCCGAAAACGACATGGCGGCTCAGATTGCTGCGGCAAAGAAAGAGGCTGAAGCCAGCGCCGCTGACATCATTGCGCAGGCTAAAGCAGAAGCCGAGAAAATTATCGCTGACGCTAAGGAAGCTAGCTCAGACGACGAGGTCGTTAGCCGTAGTGTCTCTAAAAAGGATATTGTCGATGCTTACAACCATGGCATGAGTCATATGGAAATTGCTCGGAAGTTCTATGGCAACGTCAATGACGATAATATGCAAAAGGTTATTAGAGTAATCAGCGCAGAGTTTGAACCGCTAGACGACATTGACCCAGAGGTTGAAGTCACCGAAGCTTGGAACTAAGCAGATGGACGGAACACGAGAGGGCGAACTAAAACGACTGCATGAGGTGTTTAACAACCCTCTCAAGTCCCGTCATGAGCGCAGATTAGCCCACGACACATTCAATAAGATATTACGCCAAATAAAAGATAAACACCTCACAGAACTACGTCGTAGATTAATCCGAGCTCATAATGCTGAGGATGTAGATACCGCTGAAAAAATAACTGATGAAATATATGATTACTCGCGACGGATGGGATACAAATAGCGACTACAGTATAAACATACAGACCATTTCGTTGACGTGAACGAAATGGTTTTTTTGTTTGGCTTATGTTATAATAGCCTTACAATTAAGCACGAAGTGTGACTCTAAAGAAACGAGAGCGCGTTGTCATCCAAAAAAGAAGGAAGCGTGCGTCGCAGCGTTGTATAAGTAGTAATCCGAGGTGATCGCTAAAGAAATGCGAAACCGCCCAAGTCAGTACGGAGCAAAGGAATAGGCCCCCTGAGTGACCAGACAGCAGACGAGAACTCTTATCCAATTTAATAGTAGTTTCACAATTTGGAGATTTGGGGTTTGTGGTGTATGCTAAAGGTATTTTAGCAGCAAAGGAGCCTCACAATGGGAAGTAAACCACAAATCGTTAAAGGCGTCATTGGCGCCGCTGTTGGTATTGCCGCATTAGCTAGTATTGCTGGAGCAATGGGTAATGGTCAGCAACAGCATGCGGCACCGGTACCAGTAATCCAACCTGTAACCTATTCAGACTGTAGAACGGAAGAAATACCGTTTGAAACACAGTATGAGGGTGAGACGGGTCAATATGGCTATACAGAAACAGTAAAACAGCAAGGCGTCGCCGGAAGCAAAAAGATTTGCAAACCAAGCAGATCAGGATACGAGGATAAGGTAGAGATATTAACTCAACCAACTACTCATATTGTTGTCCGCACGCCCAAACCAGCACCACAGCCAGTACAACAGCAATCACACTACCGCGTTGGAGCAATCTGCCGCGACGGCTGGCAATCCAGCGCTACTGGCAGAGGAGCATGTTCACACCACGGCGGAGTAAGCGAGTGGCTGTATGAGTGAGCGGGTCAAAGAAGGTGTTATTAATACACTTGCGGTACTTACGGTCATATTTGTGATAGGACTAATTTTGCTGGGGATATATGCGTTTAGCTCCCACCATGACAATTCCAATAGTAAGCAAATAGACCATAATCAAAGTAGGAAGAGTAGTCCTTCAGGAGTCACTAATCCTAGTAGTAGACACTATGATTCTGGTGATACAGATGAGAGCGAAGACAACGACAATGACAATGACAATGACGTGTATTACGCCAATTGTTCTGAAGCACGTGCTAATGGTGCTGAGTCAATACGAGAAGGTGAACCCGGCTATAGGGAAGAGCTTGACCGAGATGGTGATGGCATAGCATGTGAACCATGGCACGGTAGGTAATTGACATTTCACCCCTGTTGTGCTAGTGTGGAAGCATGAAAAAAGAGCCTGAAAAGATTGAAGTTAAGTCCGAGAAAGTCTGGGCTTTTACTGTCTTGTTCACTTTAATCGCTGTTGGTTGTATTCTACTGGATGGATATTTCATGGGGCAAAGGGCGTATATGTCTGAGCTGCATACCAATCCTGAGATACCAGCTGAATTCCTTGTGGCTATCGCAGTATTAGGCTTTTGTTCTGGGCTAGCCGCTTTTGTAATCGCCGTGGTTAAGTTATTTAAAGCTAAAAGCGGCAGAGATGCTAGACTAGCTCTGTTGGCGATTTTACTTATACTATTTGTTGGTTTTGGATCTCTTGGAGCTGCTGTTCTTAACGTGGAGTCAAGGACAAACGCCGGAGTTATTGAGGCACAAAAACGCGAAAGGGAAAATAATCCGAAACTATACAAGCCAGCATTTGATAAGTATGATAACGGTCCTGCCGACCCTCAAGAAATACTGGAACTAGTAAATCAGGAGCGCCAACGTTTAGGTGTAGCACCGCTATCCATGGACGAGAACGTTCGCATGAGCGCTCAGCTAAAGGCTGATGATATGATAATGCGAGGATATAGACAGCACGAGATACCAGGAATAGGGAGTAATCTCACTGCGGATATGGAACAATGGATAGTTAAGTCATGTTCTAGTGGTAGCGAAAATCTCTCTTGGTCTTTGGATGGTAGTGACTTAATATCTAGCCGAGCTACGGTGAATGGTTGGATGAATTCAGAACCTCACCGTAAGGCCATACAGAACCCAGTTTATACTAAAACAGGCATTGGCGTGAACAAAGCAGTTGTAGTCCAGCATTTTTGTATCTCAAGATAACAGTTAGTATATAGCACAAACCTCAAATCTCCTTATCTCACGAAAGGAGATTTTTCTTATGAACGGAGACGCATCATACCGTCAATATCTGCAATACCACGCTAACAATCACCCATCAGCTGCTAAACGTGCTGAAGCTCAGGCACTTTTGAACGTGGTCGGTGATGACCAGCGTATCAATGGTAATTTCTTAACTGGACGGCGAGAAGGGGGATTTTTAGGCATTGGTTCGCATTTACGAGAACAACGGTCAAATGGTTATAATGCTTCGACGGTCAATCGATCGGTTAATCCATGGTGGCAGGACTCGTATAACAGTTGGAGGAAAAATAACCAGAATAATGGTCAAGCCTTTGCTAATCAGAATCTCTCCCTCGGCTACTACGGCGGAGGTGGTGGTGGAGGCTATTATGGCGGAGGTAACCGTGCTAGTGCTGCTCAGCTAGCAGAATACGACCAAGGTATTGGTCAGCTAGAACATGGACTAGGCCGTATAGATAACCAGTTAGGCGTACGCTTGGGCAATATTAACAACCAGTACAATACCAAGAAAAATGAATTACGCAGTTCATGGAACCGTGCTGAAGGTCAATTCAACGACCAGACCCGCCAGAACCAGCAACAACGACGTACTAACATCAATAACATCAATGACCGCTCTTCTGTCGGATTACGCGGACTACTTCGTTCGCTTGGTAGCATGGGTGCCGTTGGCTCAGATATGCAGTTAGCAGGACGCGCGGTGCAGAATCAGGCTAATCAGCAGCGCGCCGGCGCGGGACAAACCTATGCACAGAACCAAAAGCAAATCGACACCACATGGGGTCAGTTTAAGAATGACTATGCGGATGAGGACAAGAAACTTAACGACTGGAAGGCAAATGAAGATAGCGCAGCCCGCCAGGCGTCACAGACTACACGTCAGAATCTATTGACACAATTAGCTCAGATGAAGAGTCAAAAAGCTGCCGCACAAGGTGCTAACGGTGCTAATGCAGCTCGTGCCGACCTTGGACGCGCAAATGCTCTGTCAGGTGAAATTGATAACCTAGGACGTCAGCAGAATACCTACACTGGTAATAAGGTTCAATACAATGCAAAAGACCTCGACAGCTACAAGGTAGCGGGTGATACATCGGTTGGTGTATCTAATCCATCTAACCCTGGAAATGATCCAACACTGAGTATCTACAATACCCGACTCAACCAAGAGGAAGAGCGTAAACGTCAAAACCAATATCTGTAAATAACGAGGAGGGGATTAGGATATGGACTTTTTTCAGAGATTAGGTAACTTCTTCACTGGTAAAGGCTGGATAAATGATGATGAAAAGCGACGCAAGGAGCAACAAGTTCAGCCGCAGGTAGTGCAACAAAATAATATACAGCCGCAATTAAATAATACGAATAGAGTATTAAATGCTGGCTATGGTATGAATGGCGTCGAAAATCGCCAGCGCCTTTTAAATGGGTCCAATGCCAATCCTAGCCCCAGTTCTAATCCTCTCCAGCAAGCCAATCAAGCAACACAGCAATTAAATCTAAATAGTCAAAATAACCAGTTGAAACCACAGGTGACAGTAAATGATGCACCAAAAGTATTTAATTCGCAAGGGCAGCAAGACTGGGCAAATAATCAGAATAAGCAAATACAGGTTCAGAATGCGGTTAATAAGCCAATCCAACCACAACAGCCAGTTCAGCAGCCTAAACCGCAACTGGTCCAACCGCAACAACAAAGACCGCAGGTGCAACCACAAACGTCAAAACCACAACCAACATTCTTCGACTACCTTAATCCGCTTGGCAAGTACGGATTATTTGGTGCAGAGAACCAAAAGAACTTCAGTAATGTAATAAAACCTGCTACAGATGCTATTCAAAGATATGAGGACACAGTAGACAAAGGAGATAAGCAGCAAGGCTTCCAGTGGGATGACCCTATGGACTACCTGCGTTTTGGCGCTAAGTTACCATCTGGTATGGCACGGGGTGTTATGGAAGCTCCAAATAAGATATCAGCAGGTATCAGCGGTGTTAGAGTAAATGACCAAGGGAAAGTTGAAGACCTAAACGCCTTGCAGCGTATCGGCTCTGCTGCCGATGGCGGTATTGATTTATTTGGTGTTCCGTTCGGCGGTAGCGGTACGTTAGTTAAATCAGTCCTTAAACAAGGAGGTAAAGAAGCTGCTGAACAGTCAGCAAAACAAATTGCCAAGCAAGCCTGGCAGCAAAAGGTTATAGATACAGCTAAGCATATTGGCTCGGATGCTATAAAAGAAGGTGCCGAGGAGACGATACAATCATTCGCTGGCGATTTGGCTGATGATGGCAAGTTAAATACCGATTGGCGACAACACGCCTCTGCTGGTGCGCTGGGAGCACTGGGTGGTGGTATGATGGCTACTGCTGGCAAGGGAATTAACGCGACCAGGAATAAGGTTTTTTCAAACCAGCAGGCAACCAATAATGATGTAGATATTACTAAACCAGGCAGATTGGAACAGGAAGCCTTGCTGCAGAGACAGAACCAACAGCAATCTCAGCAGCCAATCCAGCCACAGCAACAATCGCAGGCGCAAACTCAAACCACGACAACCACAGGGACAAACCCTGTAAATAACCAGCAAACGGGATACTCATCATTCTTTAGGCGCCCAGCAGAAAACAACTCAATCCGTCAAGCGGCAGAAGTTAATATTGCTAATAACCAGAATAACCAAGCCCACCCTATTCAATCGGTAGACACTAACCAGGCGATCCAAAACACCATGCCAAACGCCTCACCAGCGCTCAAGCAAGCGGTTAGTCAAAACATCTCTGATATCCAACGGGGCGACACTAACGCTATAGCCGCCCGCCGACAAACTACTGGCAGGCTAGAAAACTACCTTGTCGAACAAGCCACCCAAGGCGTACAGAACCGAGCAATGCAGGATGTTAGGTATAAAATGGTGCCTAATGGAACAAATCTATATCACGGCTCACCGCATAAATTTAATAAATTCTCTACCGATAATATTGGCTCGGGTGAGGGCAATCAGTCCTTTGGGTGGGGTCTATATTTTACTGACAATAAAGGGATTGGTGAACACTACGCAGATATTGGCAACACCAATAACCGTGCGCGTATAAAAAATGACTTAATCTCTGGGGAATTCAGGGATAGTCTGTACGTAAATAAAGACGCTATGTCCGATGAGCTTCAGCGTTTCTTATCTGAGAATGGGTACAACATTACAGCCGATATAAAACCAGGTGAATTAGCCCGACAGGTTGATTCATTGCGACAACAGAGTCAGTATTATGGCAAAAAGGCAGACGAGATGGCTGGAACTGGTTTTGATAGTGATTTTATAGCAGCATCCGAAAAGTACAACAATCTTGCTAGCGAACTAGACCAGATCGTACGTAATAGTTCAGAGAAGAGACGTATTGCCGAGGAAGATATCAATCAAAGAATTAATAATATCGATCATAGTAGAAACTTGTATAACGTGGATCTTACTAGTAGTGATGGTCGTGACTTTGATTTCTTAAGTTGGTATGACGCTGTTGATTCTGAGCAAAAACATAAGATAAAACAACAAGCTCTTGTTGAGAATTTAACCGACAAATGGGGAACTAGCGTAAGAGATACCGAGAGCTACCCTAATTCAATCCCATTCGACACTGATGAATCTGGTGCGTCCATATATCACAAATTGCAAAGCGAGTGGAATATGACACCAAAGGAAACCTCTCTGTTCCTAAATCGTGCTGGTATCGACGGAATTATTTATCCGGCAGATTCTCTATTTAATGCTAATAATCGAGACCTTGGTAGGGCAGAGAGTACCAATTATGTGGTGTTTGATGAGAATAATGTAAAAGTACGAGATTATGTGAAATTCAAGAAGCAAGAAGCACACATTCAAGAGCTGGTGAATAGTGCGCAGAAAGAAAGTGGCCTAATAGCTCGTCACCTTGATCTTACAGGCGATGAGCGCCTTGTATTCAATGAGTGGCAAAATGAAATGCAGAGAAAAGCTGCTGGCTATTACCTGCCAGATAGTGATACTATCGACCTGAACAGACTATCTGAAGACACTCTCAACCATGAGCTAGGACATAAACTATTAGCACGTACAGGAAATAAGCCAGAACTGCTGAACGCTATCCGCCAAACTTACGGCGACGACTACCTCGTAAACAAATACGGCAGGCAATACGGCAACGATATCAACCTGCTAGCTGAAGAGCAGCTCGCAGACGGCTTTAGCGAATACTACCACGGAAGACTAAATGGTGAAGATAAAGTGCGTCTAGGCGCTAGGTTAGGTATTCCTCAAAAGGTCCTGGCGGTATATGACCGCATTACTGAAGCAATAAAATCACTCATCGGCAAGCAAGACGTCATCAAACAGTTCTATGCCCAGATGGAGACGGGGAAGTTCCGTAATCTTCAACAGGTACCAGGTGGTGATGGTCGGATTAAAACAATGAGTCTTGACTCTGATGTAAGCGAGCGGGCTGTTAGGTCCTTCAATTCTGTCCGACGGGGCAAGCAAATCAAGTCCGTTGTTGGCCAATTATCTGAAGATGGTGCTAGAAAAGTAGCAGAAGCATTACGCTCAACTGACTTTAATAAAAAAGCCCGGTTAATTATAAATAAGAATGCCGTAAATCATTTGCGAAACAGTGGACACCTTACGGGATTAGGTAAGAACGGCGCAGACGCTAACCCTCTAACGGAAGCAGATATTAGAGCTCTACCTCATGTATTCTCAGACCCTGATGTAGTATATATGTCAGGTACTGGTAGGACTGGTAAGCGCATGGTATTTGAACGGCAATTAGATAACCATCATCGTATCGTTGCCGAGCTTGAATATAGCGGTAGGGATTTTAATCTGGTAACATACTTTAACATAAACAAAGACTTGCCAAACGACAAGCCTGCTATGTCTTATTCCCCAGAGGGGGCTGTTGCTGCGGATGAATCCGGCCGACAACCTTCACGTCCTGAACGGTCCTCTAGCGACCCAGACAACGGGTTCAACGATAATATACCAAACACTCCTCAAAATGTCAATAATGATAACCGTTATAAACTAGAAGAAGACGATTCCTTCTACGATAAACCTCGTCCATCTGTTCAAGATGTTTGGGGTACTAATTCAGTATCCCTTGAATACTCTCAAGATGAAAATGGAAACTTGGGTATTAATGTTACACCAGAGAATACTAATGATCCAAACTCTATTACACATAAAATACAGGAAACTCCTACAGACTCTAAATCCCTTAGCGCACAACGTCCTTTAACACAAGCCAACAGGAGAAGCCTTCATGAAACTGTTGAATCTCAACCATTAAATCAAAACCAAGCACAAGAGTTCAAGAACGTACCAATGGAGGAAGAACACCTACTAACTAAGGGAAATTTATATGAACAGACCAAGCCTGGTATAAATGACACTTGGAATAGAGCGTTTAGAGATGGTATGTATGAATATCGCCAACACACCAAACGTACTAGAGACGGTAAAAAACATTTTGTAAGCTTTGAACGCCGCTATGTTGGTGATGATGGAGAATATGGCGACTGGATGCCAACCTCACGAGCTGCTTACATATGGAAAAGTCAGACCAAAAAGATAGACAAGGTTAATAGAGATCAAATAATTCAGGAAGCCTTAAAGGCTGCTAAACAAGACGGTGAGGTCCAGGAATTTATGGCCTACAAGAATCCTGACAGTGCTGGTGGGGTTGCGGTCGTCCCTCTGGTTGGTGAACATTCAATTGACGGTGGTTTTGTACGTAACCCAAAAACAGGTGCAACTGAAGGTAACTACATTCAGGTGACGCCGTTTGGAGTGGTTCATCAAACCAACGGCAAGTTTGATGTAATAGAAGCTGATCACCTGACAAACTCATTAAACGAAAGTAAGGGCGGTATCACGGATACCTTTAACCGCCTTGTTGAGAAGAATATTCAGGATAAGGCGGGCCAAAAACTGCTTAAAGATCTTTACTACCAAAAAACTGAGGCATACGCTAACTATGCTGATGAAATCGAGAGCCTGCTAGATAAACATGCCGCACTAGCTAAGCATATCGATAAAGCACGTCCTCGCTTTGTAAGTAGTAAAAAGTTTTGGGAGGATATTGGTGCGTACACAGAGGGCAAGTTCCCTGTAGGTAGTGCTGATGAGAACATGAATGCAGCATTTTCTAAGAAGTATGGTCCACAAGCAGCTAAGCGTGTCAGAGAATATGATACATTTATGCGTAACAATTATGATGCTATGATATCTAACCTTAACTCAGTTAGGCGTATGTATGGCAAGGAAGAAATTCCGTATCTCAAGAACTACATGCCACACATTCAAAAGCGAAGTAATATCTTAGGTAGAGCCGTGGATAAGCTGTTGGCTGCCGTTCCAACAGGAGTGAGAGGTGATATGGAAGGGCAAGCTCGTGGTGAAATACCAGCCTCAATTGCTGGTTTATCTGCCGACTTTAAGCCAACCCATAAGTTCAATGCTAATGAGAAGCGTCGATTTGGCGGTATGATGAGCTATGAGAAAGATCCGCGCAAGGCTTTTGAATATTATGCAGATGTTATGTTGTACAACACTCATATGGAGCCGGTCATTGCCCGCGGTAGGCAAATAGAGTCATCGATGCGTGCAATTGATATGGCTAAAAAGAGCGGCACTAACATTGATCCAGATAGTAATCTAGCTAAAGGTGACAAAATATCCAGCAAGGCTACTATTGCCGTACAGAACTTTGTCAATGAAATGGCAGGGAAAAGTAGCTCATTAGATCGTCCGTACATTGACCAAACCAATAAGTGGGTCCAGTCTATTCAGCGATTAGAGAGTGTCAATGGTGCTAATAAGATCCTAGGTAATTTATCGTCGACTTTAGCACAAACATTAAACTTACCAGAAACGGTCCGGGATAATGGATTACGTAGTACAGGACGTGCTTTTCTGATGGCATTTGATAAAAGTACTAAAGAAGCGATGCGTAAGTCTCCGTTCCTGCGCGAACGCTATACAGATACGGACGGTAAGTTTACTAGGTCCAGGTATCAAAAGGCTACAGACAAAATTAGTGTAGTCTCGGGTATGAATCTAGTAGAAAAGAAATTCATACAGCTAAACTGGGCTGCTAACTACTATAGCGCTCAGAGAAAAGGGCTAACAGGATACCAGCTGATAAAAGCAGCCGATCAGGCAACTGAACGTGCTGTTGGTGGACGTGGCGTTGGTGCTATGCCGCAAGTGTATAAATCAACTTTGGGCAAAATGTTCTTGCAATTCACCTATGAAACTAACGAGAGCTGGAAAAATAATATTGCAAACGTGAAGAGGTTTGGCTCTGAAATACGACAATTACAATTTAAAGATGCAGGCGGTACGGCAACACGAGCCGCAGAAGCATTTGCAGTTGCATACGGGATGAATATGTTGATGAAGCTAGTAACCGGTAATGAACCATTGGCTAATATGTATGATTCTATTAAAGACGTGCTGAGCAATGATGCGGATGATGATGGTGAAGATGACAAATTAGGGCAGAAAATAGCTCGAATTGGATCGGAAATGTCAAAGATGAATCCAGTTACATCTGCAGCGCTTAACTTAATTCCTAAATCTGAGCGAGAGAAGATGTTTGGTAAGTCAAGTGATTTGGGTCGTTTCGATGGTGCTACTGGTGTGGCGCAGACTGCTGCTAATATACTAGGTGCTGGATTCTATGCCACACAAGGTGATAGCGAGAATACTCAGAAAAACTTGCAAGGGTTAATCCCAGTAGGCAATCAAATAAAGAAAACCATGAGTGGCATAAAGGTCCTACAGGATGGTGGAGATGTCTATACTGACAAGAATGGCAAGGAGCATACGAACTTTGAAGTAGACTCTGGAAATGCATGGAATCAAGCCAAGGCTTTACTGTTCGGCAAAAATGCATTGCGCCCAGACGAAAAATCAGCCTCCACATCAACTACTGGTGATGACGCAGGTAAGACTACAAAAGACTTTGAGCGCGGACTGAAAAAAGGTACATACAAGATCCAAGACGGCTTATTGGTTAATAAGAGCGGTAATGTACAGAGAAGCTACTATAAGTCTCTAGCAGAGGGTCAAGGTGTTAGCGACGAAGCCTACAATAACTGGATGAAAGCCTACAACATTGACGGTGTATCAACCATAAAGAAAGAGTTCAGCTCAGGCAACGATATCCTTAATAAGCTGGAAAATGGTGAGAAGAAGGTTAATAAGGCCAAGAGCGCCGTAGACATCCTCATGGGCAAACATAAGGACTTGCCAGATTGGGTACGAGAACGCTACTATCGGGAGTCTGGTTATACCAAGGAGCAAATCGAGTATGGTGCAATGACTACTCATAAGGAAGTGAGCCTAATGGACAATTACTGGCGTCAGAAAGCGCAAGAATCGTCCCATGAAGAGCTGATGCAAGCGCTTACAAACGGAAGACGTAAGAGTATTGTCGGGCAGATGTTTGCCAAAAACGGCATCATCAATAAGCTGCGTGCCGAGGGGTATATTACTAAATGGGAAGCAAAAGCTCTTAACGCCGCTCAGTTTGATATTGATGGCAATAGAATTACTAAAGAGGCGTCTGGTGGCAGTAGTCGGAGCGGCTCGGGTCGTAGCCGAGGTGGTCATGGTGACCGGTCCGCTAACTCTGGCATTGCTTCTATTGGAATAAAAGCCGCTGCAAACATCTCATCATTAGCGCCAAAGGCCAGTCAAACGTCAGTCGGTGGTATGAATATCAACCAGATAGGACAAAACCTGATCAGTAAGATGAATACCCAAAAACAAGTAAATACCGCACTGAAACAGTGGAAGAGTCCGCGGATACGCGTCAAAAAAGCATAGTTGCAACGATTATGCTATAATAGTAGGTAAGAAAACAGCGTGACCTGAAAAACACGGAGCGTCTGGCAATAATAAGCCGGCTCCGTGTTTTTAATTTAGGAAAACGCCCATGAACACTACACAGCTTATATCAGCCGTTATATTAAAAGCCACAGGTAAAGTACGAAACCTGCCAGAGACCGACAAGAAATATCAGAAGATATTGGGTATTGCTAATTTATACATACAGCAATGGGAAAGTGAACCAAATGTGGACTGGCAATCCTTATACGATCCAGCATACACGATCGATACTTTATCGACAGATCAAGCATACACCATTGATATGACCAAGGTGGCAAAAGTAAGCGACGTACTAGGCGATACTATCAAAGTCAAAAAAGATGGGCAGGAGCGCGAGTATACTACGGTCCTACCGGAACAAGCAGGGATGTACAAGGGACAAAACTGCTGCACCATTGCTGGTAACAAGCTAGTATTTATTGATCCTATTAGGAGTGATGACCATATGATAGGCGGTCAGATAACAATACCTGTTTATCTTCATGCACCCTTACTCGCCAACCAAAACAGTATAGTGCCTGTAGACAATCCAATGTGGCTCGTGACCATGTGTGCTGCAGAATACGCCCGCAACGATATTCTTCTACAAAATCAATACGGCAACCTAATTGAAGAGGCAAATCAGCTGATACAGAAGATGATTGAAAACAATAGTGCTCAAGCAAGCTATCGACCACTACACATGGTCCCAGGAGTGTCTGATATATGCTAAAGCCTGCCAAAAATATGAAGTCGCCAAAGATACAGCGCTTGGCGGTGCAGGATTGGCAAAATGGAGTGGTGACAGCTTTTGATGATGGACGGTCGCCTTTAAGAGGTCTAAGGTCGTCAGAGAACCTAATCCTTGACCAAGACTCTGTTATTACCGTTCGCTGCGGTACAGCAAAGTACGGTCCTCAGCCTCTAGGTAAAATATTAGGGGAACTAACCGAATTCCGTAGCACGACAAGTAGCGGCTCGGTCAACTGGCTAGCTTGCTTACAACGAATCAAAAACAAGACTAAATTATGCGTCGCCAAAGGCGAAGATATCGCCTGGCAGGTGATCGAAGGAAAAGAATACCACGAATCGGCGCGGGGACATTTTAAGCAAATACGTAACAATCTGCTGGTTATGAACGGTGAGGATACACTGAGCTACCTAGATATCCCCACTATGAAAATCGTAGCCTTCCAGAAGATAGCAGATCCAGCAGTACCGATATTAGACAAAAATAATGGGCTTACAGGTAATGGATTTAAGGTTTTCTATGCAGTTACTTTTAACTCTACCGTTGGTGAGACAGCAGGATCTCCATTATTATCTCAAGCGGTATCAACTGACCGTGATATGTGGAATGCCGAGAAGCAAAGCTTGACTATTAAACGTCCAGACAGCAAGGAGGCTAAATCATGGAATCTTTACTGCGGCGTCGGTGTGGACGGCGGCGGCGATCCAACTCTATATCGATTAGCAAGTGCCTTACCAATGGATCAGACGACACTTGTAGATAATGGCTCAAGAAGCCTAGACGTATCAGTGCCACTACCAAAAGACAATAACACGGCCGGTCCAAAAACAACTCGCGCTGATGTAATAAACGGTCGCATTTGGATGACAGGCGATAAAGAAAACCCATTCTATGTTTGGCGTGGTGGAGACTACGGACATGAACTAGACTTTTCACCAGGCTACGGTGGTGGATATACAGCAGTTGGCCATGGTACCAAGGAAGTGCCGTTTGCAGTGAGACCGTACCGCGACGGAAAAGGCGACCCAAAGGTTACCGTGCTTAGCAGCGGCACAAACGGCACAGGAAAGCGGTTCTATATCGCACCGACAAACATCACTTATGGAGAAGATACAATCACTGTTTGGCAGGTCCAAGAAGATACTGGAGCTGATGGCACTGACAGTCCTGACGCGGTAGTCATCTACAACAACGATTTACTATATCCAAGCCGCGATGGATTTAAGACTACTGGTACGTTGCCTCAATTACAAAACGTATTATCCACCAAGAGAATAACTAACACTATTCAAGATGCGATTAGTACTCTGAATACTAAAGTTATTAAGAAGGCTGTTGGATTAGCATTTGAAGGGCGTGTGTACTGGGCATTACCAGTCGCAGCTAACTATAATAATCAAATTTGGGTTTATGATGCTGAGCGCAAGGGCGCATGGATGAAGCCGTGGAATATTCGTGCTGACTGGATGACGCTGTATAACGATAATTCTGGTATAACTCATTTTCTCATTATTCAAGGAGATAAGATTGTTGAACTATCAAAGAGTGTCAAAACGGTAGATGACGGAAGATTATTCAACACGAGCGCGCAAAGCGGACAACTCCGATTCGAAGAAACCGGTCGCGATTGGGCACGAGTATTAAGAGCTGTATTTACCCTGCTGCGCCCACAAGGAAGAATAACGTTAAATGCTACCGTTAAAACTGAAGATGGGCTTCAGAACTTTTCTGAAACACGATATTTTGGCGCATCGTCAAGTCGCACTGGTTGGAGTGAGCCGGGAGTGTATTGGAGCACACCAGGCGTGCAGTGGAGCGGAATAAAGAATGTTCCAAATATATTTAATTCAGCAAGCGAAGATATAGAGTTGGAAATTGATGAGGATGCTCAGTGGGTACAGTATGGGTGGTCATCATCCGAATCTGGAGTAAGCTACGCGATGTCAAGGGTGGTATTTGAGTACGTCAATATTGGTACGAAAGATCTAAGCTAAAGGAGGAAATTATGGCAAGTATAGAAGATAAAATTACACGAGTAATGGATGGCTCTTATCCAAATGTAGCGCACGTGATAAGCCCGCGCGCGGCAGGATCCGACACATTGATAACTGACGGCTTAAGTGGCTGGAGCACAGAAACGGCAATGAACTTCATAACCTATAGAGCTGATTCTGCTGGCAACGTAATTGAGGGTACTGTCCGCGATTGGATAGGAGTGGCCAACAAAGCAAATAGCAGTATCATAAACCTGAAGTTATTAGCAGGTCCTGAAGATGATGGTAGCAATGTTGGTGATATTGTGCAGCCATGCGCCTCTGCTTCGTATGCTGATCGTCTGGCGCAAGCTCTACTAGAATCCCTTGATACAGACGGAAAATTAAAAGAGGGTATAGTTGAGGCTAAGAACATAAAAGATAAAGCTATCACTCCAGATAAGATTAGTTTTGCGTCGATACCTATGTTTTCAGCCACCACAGCACCTGGGCAGTGGCCAGCGCTAGATTCAACAAAAGATGTCATTGTTCCATTCGATACTATCGAGTATGATACCGCCAAGATGCTAGACACTAAAACCTATCAAGCAACTATTCCTAAAAAAGGTATCTATCATATTCATGCTCGTTGCGGTATAGCTTCAGCGGGCTTTAATCCTGGTACGACGGCTTTAATTAGAATTTTCAAGAATGACAATATATTCAAAGAGTCTCAACGAATTACTGGTTCTGGAAACTCTATGACTATTCCAATTCCAACACTAGATTGTGACGCTCTCCTGGAAAAGGGAGATGTACTTGACGTCAGAGCTAGATGCACAGATTCTCGTAATTTTGGCGGTGGAAGTTCCCAGAGTGAGTTCAATATAAGGTTTGTTGCAGACATCTAGTCCTCTTTAGATTTCTTCGTATACAAAATAGTCATCGCTACAACGCCAACAGTTCTTGTTTGGTAACATATTTTTGGGGCACCTTCCCAGTTAGCGAATTTAAGCTGAAAATACTGTAAAGATGGCGCGCCTGGATTTGTGTAGCCGTTTGGATATCTCTCGCCGTTCGACATATTCAGAACAGCATCCAGAGAAATTAGCTTATCTATGTAGTCGAACGTTTCATTGTTTGCTCCAGTTTCTTCTGTGCCAGAACCCTTCGTAGTAAGAGTTATAGATTTCCGATAGATTGACTTTCTGTCAATCCATTTCCTGCCTGTATCAACCTCCTCAGAGCTGTAGTCGTATATTGGTGGCGACGCAAAACTAATCTTGTTTATGTATCGTATAAATAGTAAAATATAACTAAGTTAAACAAAGTGTGATCTCAAAAAACGGAAGCACGCGTAATCACGAAAGGCTTCCGTTTTTTATATGCAGAAATCAGACAACGAACAAAATGAGCGCTTAGCACGACTGGAAGTGTTCAATGAAAAAGTAGTTGAGCCTTCATTAGCGCAGATACTAGGTAAATTAGACAGTCTAGTAAACAGGGATGAATATCTTGACCGTAAAAAATATGTAGATGGAAAACTGTCTGACCTGGAACAATCTATTGTCAAGATCAATGAGCGAAATGAGAAGCTAGACGGTAATGTATTTATCAAAGCAATTATTATTGGTGAGAAGAAAATTATTGGCTTAATAGTTAAATATACAGGACTAACTGTTTTAATCGGTACGATTGGTTTTTTTATACTTACTCAATTTATCAATTCAATTCAACAAGTTAAACCAGAAACCCGTGAAGTAATAAAAGAAGTAAAGGAGATATCAAAGTAATTATGTGGAAACAGGAAAAGCCTTTTAATCCTGACCCTGTCGTCTATCAGGGGGGTAACGTTCTCGTGGACTGGTACGGTTACTGTCTAGCGGTCGTACAGCATATGTTCGATGCGGGTTGGGCTGGGAGAACTGCGATCGACGCATGGAATAGAGCAGAGGGCAAGCATACAGATAGAAATTTACCAGCAGGTGTAGCGGTGCCAATATACTTTGATCACTGGGGTGATTATGGGTATGGTTATCAGAATTATGGACATATTGTTGTATATAAAGATGGCTTATTTTATAGTTCTCCACTATCTCACAGACCTACAGCAGATATATTTGGCTCTATAGAAGAAATAGAGCGAAAATACCGCGCTCAATATATTGGTTGGGCAGAGAGTGTCGGACCTTATCGTGTGCTGAGCTATGTAATAGATAAGACGTCTAGGACAACTTCGGTGACGGCCAACGCCCGCGAAGAAGCTAATACTTCTAGTGGTATATTCCAGCAGATTGATGCTGGTGCAACAGTTGCTATGAAGGGCTATATTACAAACGGCGAACCAGTTGATGGAAATACCGTGTGGTTTGTAACGGCTAATAGTGGTAAATATATGACAGCTGAAGCTTTTAGTGATAAAGGAACGCACGATCTACCAGATCTGACGCCGCAGATACAGTTACTGGCCACAGAGCGTCAGGTTGTATCTCAGGGTGTGCGGGCCAGAAAAGTGCCAAATACATCAAGTGATATAGCGCAGGTAATCGATGGTGGTAGCGTTGTCGATATGAAAGGCTGGACACACGGTGAAAGTATTGAGGGTAACGACATATGGTTTGTTTCAAAACTGAATGAATTATTCCTTTGGAGTGGTGCTTTTACTGATGTAGGCACACATGATCTACTAGAAACCAAACAAGAAACACCTGCTCCATTCCCTATTGACTACAGTAAAATCATTCTTGACGTGTCAAACTGGCAGAGAGATGACGTTATAAATGTGTTTAGTCGGTTTGCTGGTGTGATTATTAAGGCGGGTCATATTGGGCAAAGCCATGGTGGTGATACTAATAAACACCAACCAAAAATGACGCAATTTGCCAAAGCCGCAGGCGATAAGTTGCTTGGATTGTATTGGCTACCATACTTTAGCGAGGGTGGCGTAGAAGCTGAGGCAAAACGATTTATCGAGGCTCAAAAACAAGTGAACGCACCATTATTGTTCGTTGATCTAGAGCCAGACTTTGAGGGCACTCCTGAAGAACTAAAGACATTCCGCAATCTAGTATCGCAGGGAACTGGTAAACAAGTACTAATATATGGTGGTAATGCGATTATTCAAAAGTTGGGGCTAGATCATGTTGACTGGTACCCAAACTATGGTGCTAAAAATAACTATGCGTATGGTGCACTAATCCATCAATTCACCGATAGTGGCAAAATTGATGGCTATGGTGGCAACCTAGATTTCTCGACAGCTAAAGTATCAATTGACGAGCTCAAGGCATTGGGCAAGGTGACTACGCCACCACCGGCAGAGAGGCAAGAATCACCAAAGCCAAGCGAACCCGATATGAAGCCGCAAGAAGCGCCAGAGGTAAAGCCTGAGCAGCCACAAAGGCCAGGGGACGACAATCCAACAGGATTTTGGCGATGGTTGCCAGGGCTGATGATCGAGATAGTAAAGCTGATCTTAGGGATTTTCAAGAAAAAATAAGGAGGTAATATGAAATCACTAGAAGCACTAAAAAACATCAACTACAAAGACGTAATCGTTCGTGCATTGTGGACATTTGTACAGACGTTTATCGCAACATTCTTGCTGGCGGGCGTCAATCTCGTAAATTTGCTGTTCTCGGCAAGCTGGCGTGAGCTATGGGCACTGGCATTAGCGACGACACTCTCTGCTATCGCTGCTGGGCTGTCGGCCGCCAAGACGATAATTGTTGAGTTAGTGAAAGAGATGCGTGATAGTGTCAGTTAGTTGATGAACCCATGAATTCACAGAAAGTAACCATAACTAAATCAAGCCTTTACTTTCGAGAGTGCAAGGCTTGCGGCTGTGTGACGTTGCACGTCGGCAAGACTACGCCGCAGATGCCAGCAGGCTCGACATATAATGACTGTTTGCAGTGCCTGGTTGATGTACACAGCGTGCCAGGCTTGAGCCGGTGGCATGACCCCAAAACTGGCAAAACATTGACTGAACCACGCGGCAAGACGCCGCCAGTAGCAAAAAGCTGAACTGTTCGGAAATACCGAACATTTAAAGAACCGCCTCAAGGGCGGTTTTCTTTTACTTCCTGTTTCATAATATCCTCAAGCGTAGTCCGCGCCTTAAAATACAGCTCATATTTCGCTTCCTCTGGTGCATCGGACAGATCAATCAGCAAATCCATGCCGCACAGTTCACCGATTTTTGGCGTAGAGCTTTTGCCTTTGGAGCTGCTTAATTTAGCAATCACAGCGTTATCTAGTTTGCTCGCTAAATCTAAAATTGCAGTGACTCGGGTGACCTCTTCTGGCGTAGGGAGATCTGTTACAGTTTTCTTCATTTCAATTTCCTTTCTTAGTAATTTATCGGCTTCTGGATCGTACACTACGCTCGCAGAGTTTAAATCGTCGGCAATATCATGCATTCCAAAAATTTGGGCATCACGATTTTGAAGGGAGTTTACAGAACACAGCCTTTTACGTGCAGCTCTATAAATATCTTTCACGCGTCCACTGCAATAGTGACTATAACCATAGTGGTGGTCGTATTTTATCCGCTTATGGCACTTGTTGCAGTGGATAGATGGTTTTGGTTCACTCTTCGTCATTTCTATCGTTTAACCTTACCTTTTACTTAAAAATGCGATACTTGCCATAGTTTTCAGCTATAAACTTCTCAGCTCGACAACCTGATGCGAGATCCCAATGTGGAGCAAAAACAACCAGCTCCGCCTCTGCCATAATCTCTATGGATTTGGCAAGATACCATATTCTGGCGTCTGTGCCTTTAAGAGGGCAGTCGTCCTCTATAATCTGATCTAATAATTCTAATTTAGATCCCGGAAAATCTTTTTTGACTTGCTCAAAAATTTGCGACCTAGTTTTTACAATTTCCTCCACGCTCTTACCCCTCATTGGCATTGATATAAATACTTTCATAACTCCTCCTTATTTTTTACTTTTCTACGAATTATTTGTAGCGGTGTATGTAATCCCTCAAGCATGAATATAGGTTCCAAATAAACCCTAAAATACTCAACATGGAGTCTTTTTCTGATATATTTTTTCGCATAATCAATGGCATCAAAACGGTCCTCGAAAGCGATAATTTCATTAATAGAGTTTTTTAAAAGATAATCGTCGTTGGTGTGTGGATTAAATATTCGAATGACATATACGCAGTCATCGTCAAAACGTTTACTCATGTCTTACCACCACTCCAATAATTCATGTTTTTCGTGAATACTATCGACGATCTCACAATTCAATTGATTAGTATCACAATCATATACCAACTCTGACAGACAAATTGACATCTTGCCTGGTGTAGATAACATAAACCTTGACAATTGATATTTCACAAGGTATATCAAATCATCGTATTCAACAACATCACCCTCATAAATCTCTGTACCGTTTTTGTCTTTTAGCCCAGTGTATTGCTCGATAGTGAACCAAGGACTTTTCCTGGTGTTCGGCAGGCGAAAGCAGTCTTTTATAACACGTTTGGCTACATACAGTAAGCCAAGTCCATCTATACTAACATACCTACTATCAATATATTTCTTGACTGCGTTATCCCAAACTCTAAACTTTATTTCACGCATTAGACTCATCCCTTACATTCCATTGCTATAAAATTTATACACTTTCACCCTATTTCTCCTCAAAACGCCTAGGTCCATCATGCACACTATCCACGATTTCTAATGTGCCAAGGTCTATCCCCATACTGTTAAGCTCGCTAAATGTATACAGCCTGTCTGTTTTGTCAAAAGTTATCTGTAAGCCGAATCCGGCTAGGTTATCATCCCATTTTACTGCACCCTTGTATACGCACTTGCCACTCTTGAAAGCGCATATGTCGTCTTCATAGATTTTTTTACCATACTTATCCTTTATTCCGGTATATTGTAGTAGAATGCTCTCCTTCTCTGGAAATAATATATCAGCGCCGTAGTCTACGTTTATTTGGTTGATACCTTTTTCGTCGAAAACGATTTCAGTCACTTTTTTAATCGGATGATCCCCGTATGTGAGATCTACTACTCTATATTCTATTTCACGCATTAGATTTCCTTCCCGTCCTTAAAGCACTTAGATTGACCAGCCACTCCACCGAGCGATTTACAGCGGGCTTCTAAATTTTTTATGTTTTGTTCAAGGGCTCTAGACGAGAGTACAATGGCTGTAATGATAGTCAGAAAAAATATTGCTGCCACCACTAAGTTACTAAACGCCCGTAGTTCATCTGCTCGTTGACTGTTGGTTGATTGCTCACTATTTTCCATCATTCTCACCTCTGTTATTTTCGTTGACTGTTAGTTGATTATTCATCTTTGTCGTCCTTACGCTTGTCTAATATTACGAATTCGCCCCAAGGTATTTCCCTAAAGAGACTCTCGACGGTTTCTTCAGCGAACAACTCAGCAATATAAACATCGCCCTCCCAGGCGCTCATAATGATTTGTATGTCGTCATTTTCGTAACAGAACTCAAATTTGTAATATCGAGAAAACCTAACTTCAATGTTTTTATACTCTTCTGGGAGTTGTTTTTTGCCTCTGTCGTTTTCGTATATGGTTATAATTTCCTTCATTGACATATCCTTTCTCTATGTCCACAAAATTAACAATTTACTTTACATTCATTTTTCAAATTCAAGTAAAATGGTGGTTTAGTTGATATCACCGCTTCCAATCATGAGATGTCCATCTTCCAAAAATCTATGATATAAGCTCTTGCCTGAGCTAGTGACTGTGTATGGCAAAAATACTTGCGTCGTCGTCACCATCTTCGTTTCTATGATAGCCACTTGAGCATCTACCCAATCTTTAGTAATACGCCAGGCTGTACGACGCGCCTGTTCTTCAAGGCGACTTTTTGGTACAGCACGCTGACGCTCTAATACTTGAGCAACTGGCCGCCAGTCGGTCGGTAGGCTAAAAGCTAACTGTTGACCATTAAGCTCTAGCTGAAAGCTAAGAGCGACAACGTTGCCTGTATTGTCATACTCGGTCATGATGCGCTTCGCGCCAACATAGGCGAGCTTACCCTGAATCTCGCTCAGCGTCTTTTCAACCGATATGCTTGTTGTGTAATTCTTTAATGCCATTATGAAACTCCTTATTTACACAATTTCGTGTAGTTTAATTCAAACTGTCCTCTTAATTGCTCTGAATATCTCCATTGTAACCTGAGGCACTATTGCGTTGCCGTAGGCTTTGATCGATTCGTTTCTCCATTTAGCAAAACTATAGGAAACTCCGTCCACTTTTCGGGAAAGCCCATCATCCATTCTGGCATTGCAGGTTGCAGCCGCAACTTCTCGCCAGTCTTGATCCCAGTCGCGCCTACTGCGTTTCTGATCTTGACCCCGAACTTCTGTCCTTTGGAGTTCATCCTCAGCCATCTGCCATTCTCTATCTTGGCATCCTTGCAAACTCCGCCCTCGTAATCGCTCGCTACTGGCGTCGGCAGTATCATCGGGATTGATTTCCCGTTCTCGCAAACTTTTAGCCCTTGAGTTTGCACAGTTGGCAATAATCCAGATCCTGTCCCTGCGGTGCGGGGCGTTGACGGCACAAGCTGGAATAATAAACGGTTGGACTTCGTAGCCTTCGCTTTCCAAGTCAACGCACACCTGTTCGAGTACCATGCCGTCGTTCCAAGTAGCAAGCCCACGCACGTTTTCAGCGATGACCCAGTCTGGCTTGACGTTTTGTATGACTCGAAACATGTTCGGCCACTGATAGCGGTCATCTGCCGTGCCTTTTCTTCGTCCTGCGTGGCTGAACGGCTGGCAGGGGAAGCCTCCTGTAAGTATAGTGAGCGTTTTGTGTCTCTGGCTGTTGGTGGCAAGACTACCCCGTACTCCTGCGGATGCGATATCAAGTCTTTCATGTTGCGGCAACCTCCTTTCTTCTTTGCTTTCCTGAGAGCCTCCAGGCTTCTCGGGTTTATATAATCCAGTGCGTTCGGTGTCGGTAACAAGGTCGGCGATATCGCCGTAAAATGTCCCGTTTGGCCAGTGCTTTTTAAGAACTGCTGACGGGAAGTGTTCCCATTCGCAAAAGATGTGGTTAATTTTTGCTTCATTAAATACTTCCTCCAGCGCTAGCGAAAAGCCGCCTATGCCCGCGAATAAATCATAGTGTGTTATGTTCATTTGTTATCCTTATGCTAAATATACGTAAAGTACGCGTATTTTATCCGTAGAGCGTGTTTTTCAAATAGAACTTTCTACGGGGTACAAATTATTGCCGCTCAACCTTGACATTATCAACACACTGCCAAGGCAACGACATTATTGTAAAAACCTTACTGCTCGTAACAACTACCTTGATATTCTTGTCTCTCGCGGCTTCATTTACTAATTTGATATATGGCGAATTCGGAGGCAGACAGAAATTACTGGTATTTTCTTTTGTTACTACAGTATTTTCTGATGCACGGATACTGAAAAGTGTTTTACCGCCGAATATACTATTGTTTTGGTTGTTATAAACAATTCCAGAAACTACATTATCAGAAAGCTGAATCCGTATTGAAAACAGTAAGTAAATAGGCGCTGCAAACATTAATGTTACTAGGACATATTCCCAAAAAGTTCTTATTTTAGACATTTTAATCTCCTTCTTTACGTAATATCTTCAACCGCATAACTGGATGGCTATATAAGGTGATGATTTCCGGGTTGTCACATCACATAGCAGTTTGCGCCGACTGCCGTGCTATTGCGTCTACTTGCTAGCCCTCGCTAAAGGGTGCTTATCGCCCGCCTTTTCCGCCACTTATATAGCCAGTTAGCAACACCAGATTGAGCCGATTTCCACCTGCACTCAATTCTATGGGCGAATGAAAAGCCCAGACACTGATGTTGCCAGTTGATAGCACCAAATGCATTGTATTGTAATACAATGAGGTAACGTTATTCATTGTACTGTAATACATTGGTGCCACCAGTTGAACAGATGATACACGTTGCACTGCGTCAAAAACATAAAAAACCGACTCACAACGTTTCACATTAGTTCTTGCGCCGGGTGGGTATGGCGCGCCAGAGTAAAGGTTGTGCATATCATCTGTCCAGTTATGTGGTTGATGTTAATATTCATTCAAGCACAGGATGCTAGCGACAGAGCATTTTTCAAAGACACGATACGTATACTCAGGTTTTCCCTCTTTGCGCTCTTGCGGCGCCGTTGCAACGGTTTCTGGTTTGTCATAACCATGAAAAGGACCGCCTTATCGCCAGCAGCCTGCACTTGAATATGTTAATGTTCTAAACCAATTTCGTCACCTGTCGAAAATGGTTTTCAATAGGGTACGATTTGTACCCAGTTGCCCAGTTTTTTGACTTATGGTAGGTCAATGGTTAATGGTGTTTATGTTTTGATATAAAGCTCTATTACTGCTCTTATAGTAACTACAACCAATATAATGGTCGCCGACACCGCCAAAATAGCGAAAGCTCCAAGTATTACCATGCCAACCCAAGAGGCTAGTGTTGTTATCAACATTATTCTTCCTCCTCAATTCCAAAATAAATCTTCCAATCTTCCTCATTTTCTTTGATGGATTTTTCGGCATCTTCTCTGGTAGCATAACGAACAGGCTCACCAGCGTCTTCAATTCGAATACTTCTTGCAAGTAGCTTATAATGCGCATATTCATAGACAACAATCCACCCGCCGTTTCTGTTCTCAAAATTTGGCTCAAATGTTGATGTTCGGCGTAGTCTCACTTCGGCTAGTTTACGATTATGGGCTTTTTCGCACTCTTCTTCAGTAGGATGGACAATGCCCAGCTTATACATATTGAGATCTTCGATGCTATCAGACCAAATTCTCTTTACAATTACCCCATAGCTGTTGACAATCCAATATTCTTCGCCATACTCAGGCTTCCAGTGAATACTATCTGTCGGCTCTTCTTGGATTTCCTTAAAGAACTCTTCAAAAAATTCATTATCAATGAAAGTAGGACCTACACCGTTATTTTTAGTTATCAGTGTCCTTACGCCAAAAATTGGCTCGCCTTCCGACAATATAGTGCCTTTTTTAAGGTTTGGTAAATCTTTAAGTAGTTTATAGCGTTTCATCATATATCTCCGTTTTAGGTTTCCTAAAATAACAACCAGAGCCGTCTGAGAATTTTATGGTATATTGTGTAAATTCTCGTCTATCTACATCTCTATAAACACAATGGTAAACATCTACAACATGCGGTCGTTCGGTTTTCTCTGCTGGCGCTTTATCGGTGCTGGCATAGAGAAGTCCATCGCGCATACCTTTTACTTTACCTTCTAGCTCAGCAACTTTTATATTAATATCTGTTATGGATTGTAATAGTTCTGGCGTTCTAGTTCCGCTAAGTATTTTTTGTATAACTTCGTTTAGCTCTTTTGCTATATTCATACATAGATTCTCGTCTTATTTATCCTTATATTCCTCTACAGAAAGAGTGACTATCTTATAACCTTTTTCTTCTAACTGTTTTTGGACACCTTTCCAGACTTCCGCCATCGTATTTTCTTTTTTAGTGCTTGTAGAAACATATTCAAATGATTCATCATTCTTATAATCAACTGTCACGATTAGTTTCATTATTCACCTCCTAAGATTGTCTCGAAGTCTTAAAACTTTGTTTGTTACGTTTTTGGAATACTACCTCGTACGTATAATCAGGGTGGGCGGGAAGCCAAACATTCTCTAGTATCTTCCGCCGCCACTTGTAGTCGTCGGTTTCCACTCCCTTAGCTTCTCGTAAAGTAAATGAGCCATCTAAGTTATGGATCCTGAAGTCTACTTTATGTCGGTAGGGGAATGCTTTATTACCGTTTTCATCGTATACCCAGCCTTCAATACGATATTGCGTGTCGTAGTCCTTTATCTGACCGAGCTTCTTTTCAAGCTCCAGCTCAGCGGCTACTTGTGCTTCAAATTTTGAATCGTATATCTTACCGTTCATTTCAGTACGCTTAGCACCGTACTTATTGGTTTTCCCGATTCTGCCAATCTCTACACCGCAATTACGGCAGGATAGGCTACCCCGGGAAAGCATTAAGTGCTTTGACTGGCATTCAGGACAAGACGCAGTAGAGCGCACGTCGTTTATATCGAACCTTTTATGAGTTGCTTTTATGTACATCTTTACTTATTCCTCGGCGACTACTTCGGCCGCCTTTATCGCCAGCCTGGCGAGCTAATTTCGGATTGAGTGCAAAACCTTTCATCACACACTTCTGACCCCCCAATTTACCAATTTCTCTGTAGAAGTCGGGGTTATTTTTGAGATTAGTATCTCTGGCTTTCAATCCTCCTAACTTTGTTCCTGCCATTTAATCTTGCCACCAAAATTCTTTCTGTTCGCTGGGGTTCTGAGATTGTTTTTCGGCTTCTTTCAGATTACCAACGTCTTTATCGTTAATTCGTACTGCAATGTCTACCGATAAAACACCTTGCTCAATTAGCCATTTCTTAGCCTTTCTAGCAGTAGCCTCGTCGCCATAGACCTTTGAGTGTTCTTTATTGTCAGAGTCGGTCCAGCGAACAATGAACCTAAAATTTGTCATGAAATTAGATAATCCTCGCTTTCTAGCTGTTTGTACTTCAATTTAAAACTATCTAGCAGACTGTTTTCGTTATTATTCACTTTATAAACTCCTTATATCTTCCGTTTCGATACATACTCCAGGGGCTATATCCGCCACTCTGCCAAACTCGATAAGCAACTTTTACAACAGTTGCCGTATCGTTTCTATCTTCGTCGGGTCTGAAGTGTACACAAGCAACTTGCAGTACACCATACGAGCCGATACATACGTGATGATTCTCCGTCGCCGAAAGATTATGATTTAATGGATCACAATTCCTATTTTCGGCTCTGGCAATCGCCATCATCAAGCGCACATTCCATCCTGGATACTTTGCTAGCTCTCGTCGAACCAATTCGCAGCCCGATATCGCAGCCAGTTTTGGTTGCGGTACGGTTGGTTCGACGGCATCGGCTAGCTTTGCAGCATTTCGATTGTTCTCGGGAGTTGCTGCTGGTTCCCGAGCTACTTTTTTAACTGGGAAACTGCTTGCTTAATCTTGCTGTCAATTTCTACTGATTTACTCGTTTGGTATTGTATGCCGGCGTAAAATGCTACACCCGCCGTAACAAGAATGATTAGTAAAATTGATTTAGCCTTTTCAAAAAGCTGTTTCCAGTTGATATTTTTGTTTTTCATAGTTTTCTCCTTTTTAATTACGCTAAGTACTGCGTCGGCGAACACGTAGTTCTAAAATATTCCACAGATTAACACTGTAGCAAAGGATCCTCAGATAACACATGCTCGCCAAAACAGCACCTAGCAGTTTAATGATTTGGTATTCTCAGTTATTAACTAATCTGTCGCTGCACTTAATCAATACTTCAGCCGATTCGTTGAATAACAGGGAAGTCCATCATTGTTATTTCAAAACTAGATTGTTAACGTTCGCAACTTTCATTAGGAGTTTTGCTAGCCCTACGGAACAGCTAGAGCCTTAGTTGTCCCGATTGGATTAACAAAAGAGAGGCATGCCTTGCGGTGCATGCCTCTCGTATACAAAGAAATCCCGCAAGGCGAGCTTCGGGAAAACAAAAAAAGATACCTTTCAGTATCTTCAGTAAATTTATATTATAACTTTAGTTGGTGCGGGTTAGGAGACTCTAACTCCTGGCCTCTTCCATGGCAAGGAAGCGCTC